CGCGACTGGTACGACGACAACCGGAGCTGCCGGATCATCCGCGAGTGTTACGAATACGGGATCTTCAACTGCTGCGGTTTTCGATTTTACAGTTCCGAAGGGTGACCAGGGTATTCAAGGTATTCAAGGTATTCAGGGTGATTCGGGAACAGCCGCGACTGTCACTGCCGGTACGACGACAACTGGAGCTGCTGGAACCAATGCGAGTGTCACAAACACGGGGTCTTCGTCGGCTGCGTCGTTTGATTTTACCATACCGAGAGGTGATACAGGTGCTACAGGTCCCGCTGGAACAGTCGCGATAGGTACCACGACAACCGGAGCCGCGGGGTCATCTGCGAGTGTTACGAATACTGGAACTTCAACGGCTGCGAACCTCGAGTTTACCGTTCCAAAAGGTGACCAGGGTATTCAGGGTGTTCAAGGTATTCAAGGTATTCAAGGTGATATCGGTCCCGCTGGAACGGTCGCGATAGGTACCACGACAACCGGAGCCGCGGGGTCATCTGCGAGTGTCGCGAATACGGGAACTTCGACAGCTGCGAACCTCGAGTTTACGATTCCAAAAGGTGACCAGGGAATTCAGGGACCTGCCGCAACCGTTGCGATCGGTACCACGACAACTGGGGTGGCTGGTTCGAGTGGTTCCGTTACGAATAGTGGATCTTCTTCTGCCGCGATTTTAGATTTTACAGTTCCGAGGGGGGCTGACGGAACGAATTATTTCACTTTAAGTGGAAGTGATATTTACAGGTCTACGGGGAACGTCGGTATCGGGACGACGAGTCCAGATAAAAAATTACATATTTACACCACCTCATCCGAATCAAATTCACAGCTCTTCTTACAGTCGGCGGACCGTTATGCCACTATGCAGATGTCAGATGATAGTGGGGGTGTTATGGTACAAAATGATCGAGGTGATTTACGTTTACTTACTGGCTTTGATGCGTCTATGGGAAATGGTTCAGAAACTATGAGGATTAAAGATAACGGCAACGTCGGTATTGGGAGTGATCCGACCGAGGCTTTACATATCTATAGAGATGGTACAGACCCTACATACATATGGGCAATCGGCAACACATCTAGGCGAGCTGGTATAGCGTTTAGTGAGGACACGTCGTCTAAACATGCTATCATCGAATACGACGGGACGGGGTCTGATACAGGAAACTATCTCGCCGTTTACTCCGGTGTTTCAACTTGGACAAGTAAGGGTGATGGGCTTAACTTTGTACCTGCGAACGGTAGGGTGGGTATCGGGACGTCTAATCCTGATGGAAAGCTCCACATTTATGAATCCACTGGAACATCTCACGGCATCCAAGTCGGAACTCTCATACTGGAACATGGAAATAGTGGTGGTTCATCGAGTATTGTTTTTCCGAGTAAAGTGAACATTACGTCCGATTATGCTTACATAACGTATAACGAAAATTATGGCGAAGCTGGTGTGAGCTCTTCTGAAAACGGTGTTCTATTACTGGGATCTGAAAATGATGGAACGGGGAGTAGTGATCACGTGCGCGTGAAGACGCGCCTTGTGGTTGAGGCTGATATGACGAGTACTGACCCAACATACGCATTCCAGGTAAAATCATCGAATACGACATCCGATTTATTTGCCGTGCATCGAGGTGGGTCGATTGGTATAAATGGTAACGATAGCAATGTTCCTTTCACGATACGAACGAATAAAAACATCTCTGTAGATGGAACTTCGTATAATTCATATTGCAGGTGGTATAGAGGTTCTGGTAATTGGTATATTGGTTCCGATAATTCGACCGACTGGAATCAAAATTTATACTGGTTTGCGAACATAAATGCGTCAGGAAACCCCTTGAGAAAGGTCATTATGTTTGAAAACGATCAATCAAAGGGAACAAACCTTAATGCGAATACTTTTACCGGACAACATAGAAATATTGTGAAAGGTGTGAATCCCACAAATATTGGGACACGTGTAGGACTCATCGTATCGGCGGATAATAACGAAAATATAAAAGTGAATGGGGGTGTTGAACGTGGGTTAGATGCTATAACCATTAACGAGACAATCCCATACGTTTCTGTGACAACAAAGGCATATGATAAACAGGTTTTTGGTGTCATTTCTGGATCTGAAGACTCGGAATCCAGAGAAGATAAGTTTGGACGTGTCACATCAACATTCATCAAAGAAGAGGGTGACGATAGAATATTCATCAATTCGTTGGGTGAAGGTGCCATGTGGATATCTAACCAAAATGGACCACTCACTTCCGGTGATTACGTAACATCTTCTCATATACCCGGATACGGAATGAAACAAGATTCAGAGTTCTTAGCGAATTACACGGTGGCTAAGATAACCATGGATTGTGATTTTCAAGTGATACCACGAGTGAAGTATCGTATTAAAACCGAACGGAAAACCGTTAATTATTATAGACACGAGGAGAGTTTTCTAAAAGAATCTGATTATAACAAATTAGAACCAGACATTCAATCAGATTATACACTCGAACAATATGACGAAAATGTTAACATTCTTGACGAATACGGTCAGCTCCAGTGGGAAGATTCTAGTGAAACTGAAGCACCATATAAAGTCCGATACCTCCTACCCGATGGTACCCAAATATCAGAAGAAGAATATACCACCAAGGCACTCGCAAACGAAGAAGTGTACATAGCGGCGTTCGTTGGGTGTACGTATCATTGTGGATAATTTGTGACGATATAGTAATATGATCGTCCCGGATATTGTTAAAGATAAGTGGAAATCTCAACCGACAATGGCGGAACTGTTGAAAACAGATCTCCAAGCCGAAAAGGTCAAAACGAAAAACCTCGAAGCACTCGTCCTATCTTTGATTACACGTGTACAAAAACTAGAAGCGCGTTGAACATAAAGATTTGCCACGTATAGAAAGTACAATGTCCTGCATTGCTGCCCTCAAGCCTATCGTTACCGTAAAGCCCGCGCCTCGGTCCAGGAGGTCCATCAAGACCCGTGCGTCCAGAGGAACACCTCTCACGAAGATCGATCGCCCGAATGATTACCTTTCCATGGCGGAGCGTGTTAATGGTCGCGCGGCTATGATCGGGTTTACGTCTGCGCTCGTCGATGAACTTGTGACGGGTCACTCCCTCAGTACGCAGTTCCAGGAACACATCGGTCTTACCGTTGCCGTAACTGCGCTCACCTTTCTCGGTACCGCCGCGAACCCCGGTGATGAGGGCTATGTTCAGGGTCCCTGGAAGCCCGAGACCGAACTGCTCAACGGACGTCTCGCGATGATCGGAATTCTATCGCTTCTTCTGACCGAATCGATCAATCCCGGAACGCCTCTATTCTGATACTTAAAAATAAAAACATAGTATAATATAAATGTCTGGTGGTATCGCCCAACTCGTTGCCGTGGGTGCTCAGGATGCCCACATCGTTGGTAATCCCGAAGTATCTTTTTTCCGTTCGACGTACAAGCGTCACACAAACTTTGCCCAAACTGTCGAAAAGCAGGTTATCCAGGGTAACCCCTCTACGAATGGTATGTCCACTGTGCGTTTCGAGCGCAAGGGTGATATGCTCGGTTACGTGTACATCTCTAACCGATCCCCCCGTAACACGTTGACACGGGCCAACTGGAAGAATGAGATTAAGAAGGTTGAGCTACTGATCGGTGGTCAGGTCATCGACACACAAACGTCTGAGTTCTCTCAGGAAATTGCTCCCGTGACACTTTGTCAGTCGTATTCCAAGTCTCTCTCGGCCGCCACGGCTGATGATGCTGGGTTCTACCCCCTGCGCTTCTCGTTCTGTGAGAATGCTCAGTCGGCGCTTCCTCTCGTGGCGCTTCAGTACCACGATGTCGAGATCCGTATTTCGTGGGGTACACTCCCCGTGACCGATTACGAGGTACACGCACAGTTTCTTTACCTGGATACCGATGAGCGCACAGCGCTTTCGTCGGCCCCCCAGAACATGCTGATCACACAGACACAGCAGTCGATCGCTTCTGGTGGTTTGATGCAAGAGCTTAACTACAACCACCCTATCAAGTTCATCGCGACGTACAAGTCAGGTGGTGTAGGCGTAGCCAGTGGCAGCGTCAAGCTCCAGATCAACGGCACGGATGTTGGCGATGCGAAGAAGGCGCAGCCTCACTACACATCCGCCTCACTGTATTACCACACATCGTTCACGACCATGGATAGCAGTGCCGCGAACCATTTCATGTACCCGTTCTGCCTTGACACATGCAAGCTCCAGCCCACTGGTACACTCAACTTCAGTCGTGTTGACTCGGCTCGTCTCGTAACTGATGCTGGTTCGTTCAACACTGACATGTACGGTGTTAACTACAACATCCTCCGCATTGAAAATGGTATGGCTGGTCTTATGTACTCTAATTAAATCCCTTATAATAACAAATGTGGGGGCTTCTCTTTCTCCTCTTTTTCGTTTTTATGATCACCTACGATCCTAAATCCGGAACGCTCAATAAATATATTCCCATTCAGAACGCAGAATGTAAGGATGGTCACTACCAGGAAATACAATTTGCACAACCAGGGTATCAGTGCCCAGAAGGTGAAAGATCTAAAATGGGTGTAATTGTATCTACTTAAAAACAAAACGTGTAAGTAAACCACAATGTTTTCTTTTGATCGCGAAACTGCTATTTTGGCTGCAGTCGTCGTTTGCGTCGCGGCGTCTCTTTACATGTATAACGAATTGCGTCAGTCGAAAGACGACATCACCAAAATCAAGACTTTTCTGGACCGGGTTCAGGAAGAGGCGCACGATGTCCAAATGCCTCAGATGGTATATGCACCTGTAACAGAAGAAATGCCTGAACCCGAGCCTGAGCCTGAACCTGAACCCGAGCCCGTTGTTGTACAAGAGCCTCCCAAACCCAAACGCACTACACGAGGTAAATCTCCCGTGAACATTTCTTCGGAATAAACTTATCAGGGGATTATAGAAGCTAATGAGCAATGAAAAAACATAAAGCCATAGCAATACCAGTGACTTTCGTTGGTGATACTCCACGGTTTCTTACCGTGCGAGATAAACGTTTTAAAGAGTGGATTTTTGTGACAGGGGGGTGTAGAAGAAGGGAAATATTTACACCTATACGCACAGCGTTGAGGGAGTTGGAAGAAGAAACACGTGGTGTTGTTTCACTTAAAAATGGGGAGTATACGAGTTTTACATTTAACGTAAAAGAAAGTCCTACTATAGAACTCGAGTACACGGTGTTTATATTTTTCGTAAATTATTCGAGTAATGAACAGCACGAACTTGTGAGAAGGTTTAACGATGAGAAATACAAAATGTATACGAAAAAAATTCATGTGAAACGTACATACGATGAAAATGATTTCATGAGTTTCGATACGTTACCAGAATTTAATTCTCGAAGACGATGGGAACGAATCATACATAATGTGGTCGAGAACCCAGAGTTTTACGCATGCATCACTTCTCTCAATAGAAAAACATTTTCTATAAAATAATGAAGTCCAAGAACTACATTCTCCGTCAGATTAAAGATATTTTAATGGATCACAAGTCATACAGTGAAACACGGGCAGATACATACATCGAAGATGTAAAGGTTAAAACCGTATATGAACTTTTAGTTCTTAAAAAAGAATTGTCGAATAGTGAAGAAGAGTTTAGAGACGTATCATGCAGGACCTCAATTTGGCATGAAGAAGAGTATTAAAAAAATAACACGATGTACGAATAAGTATGTTTAGATCATGGTGCCGAAAACAGGGGTTTTCGAATAGCTCCAATCTATCACATGTGCTCATGGACGGTGGCCGTCTATCTGTTCCTTATGATAGATTGAATGAATTTTATGACGAATATGTCAAGGCTGTAAAATCGGGTGAGAAGGTGTGTGTCGTCGAACAAAAGTCGGATACGTACAACTTTTTTGTCGATTTGGATTACAAAGATGTCGAAGACATTCCATTTGACCGATTGAAGGAGTATACACAGACGATATGCGACCGTGTAACACATTTCGGTGGAAAAGATGTTCTTGTTTCGGTCGCAGAGCCAAAACCATGTGGTGATATGATCAAATATGGAATTCATATGAACTGGCCAGGGTTCGTAGTTGATCATGGGTCTGCTATGGCATTGCATTCTCATATAGTATCGTCACTGTCGCTGATGTTCCCGGGAAAACCATGGGACGAAATCGTCGATACCGCTGTGTATGGGGGTGGAAAACGGAACGTGAAGGGAAGTGGTTTTAGAATGCCGTGGGCGCATAAATACGTGAAGGGTGAATATCAGGGAGCGTACATACCTGTACTCAAATATACACATGAAAATGGTAAACTTATTAATGTTTTCGAGCGGGAGCCGAATGTGGAGATTATGCATATGGCGACACTCAGAACTGAGAATACGGAAGTCGTGGTCGTCGAAGGATCAAAACGTGACGAGGGATCGTTTACACCGAGCGAGACAAAGAATATTTTTCAGAATGAAGTAGTGACTAGAGATATTGAAACGTTTATTCAAAAAAACATGGATGGTCAAGGACGTGCACTCGTCACAAAAATATTCAGTAACAAAAATTCGTATCTCGTATCAACGACATCCAAATATTGTGAAAATCTTCAGAGAGATCACGGGTCTAATCATATATGGTTTCGTATAGAAGGGCGTACTATTATACAGAGGTGTTTTTGTACATGTGAAACGATGAAAGGGCGTAGATATGGGTTTTGCAGAGATTTCTATGGTCGAAAACACGCACTACCGGATAAGATATTCGAAAAACTCTACCCAAATGGATATACACCATCCACATTTTCAACACCTCAAAATACATGCATGCCGTGTCCAGTAGAAAAAAAATCAGATCCAGTTGAAACAAGTACACTCTTACAAATCTTCATAAGCAAACACATGGTAAGAGATGCCGAAATCGCTGTGAAAAGTATTTCTAAGAAGGGTAAAAACGTACACTGGGTAAACACGGATTTGAAATGTAAAACGTGTAACAAACCAAATGTTCAATTTAAAATTTCACGTGACAAGATTGTACAAACATGTGCATGTAAATCTCGTGAGCATAAACTGTCAGATAAAATAGTTAGACTATTATAGATGATGATCATTGTACTCATTGGAGTGTTCGCGTATATTTTATCGAAGATTACACGTCTGGATACATCTTTAAATCAAATAGACGCCATTATCAAAGAAACACATAAATATTCTGGTATACATGAAGTTACATATAATACATTCATGGCGTTAATACAGATAGCGAAGGAATACAGGACAAGTGTTGAAATGTCTCAGGTGTATCTTGAGAAAGCTTTACGGGTTCTGAATGATATACCCCTTTACCTGTCTACGATGGACGGTGAAGTAATGAACGATATAGGCGATATTTCATACCGTTTAGGTTACGAATTTGAACAATTACTGATGAGAGAAGCGCTTAATCAAGGGATCAAGTTCACACCTAAATATATTTAAAAAGAAATCACTTAAACCTTCTATATGAGTACAATTACTGTGAAAACTCGGTCCGGACGAGTATCTAAAGCACCCACGCGTATGAAGCCCACAGAAGAAGCTTGTGATGATGATTTCGATGATGACGAATATGACACGGATTATGAAATTTCTGATGATGACCTGTGTGAGACCGAGAGTGAAGATGAATGTGATGACAGTGATGAGGATGAGAATGGAAATTTAAAGGATTTCATAGTAGATGATACTGATGAAGAAAGTGGTGAGGAAAACGAAGCTTAAAAGATAGAATTAATACTATGTATATGGAAACAGAACTTGGAAATCCTATTGAATACAATTCGCAAGTACTGGATAAAGAACCTGAACGAGATGACAGTGAACCCATACAAAATCATTTACAGCAGCCAGATGAAGATCAACCGTATTATTTTCAACCCCCTCTCCATCCACAATATATACCACCCCCTCCACACATGAACGAAACGTTCAAACCCAATGACATACTAGCGTCTCTCGATAAAGTCGCGTACATCGTGATATTCGTAGCTTTCATATTAGGTTTCTTTATGGGAAAAACTATGCAACCAGTTATCCTTCGCCACGGGTGAAAATGGAGCATAATCATTAACAGGATCTTTAGAATCGACGATCGTTCTACTGGTAATTACTGGACGGATAACCCCTTCATTAATTATTTCAGATGCCAAATTATTTTTATCATCTATCTCATCTATGTCCGTAATAGGTAAATTATGATTCGTCTTCTTAAAGACAGAAATATACTCGACATTCATCGTATTATTAAAAGGGTAGATTTTAATAATATGAAATGTATGGTTATTTTTTTGATTTTTAGGTGTTTTTCTCTTCGACCTCCTCAGTCTCGTCTCCTTCGGCGATAGCCATATCCGCCTCCCTCTGCTTGCGTCGCTCTTCAATCTCTACGGCGACAATCGCGTCAGCTTCCTTTACCAGGTCCTCCATCGCCGCATCAGGCTTCTCGCGCTTCAGACGCTCGATGATTTCACCTGGATGGCTAATGGGAGGCTCATCAGGTTTGTTGTAATACTGAGAATTTTCGTCTCCAGCCTTGAAGTATCCATCGGTACCCGACTTAGCAGTCATCATATCACGCTTACGCTCTGAAAACATCTTCGCCGCCATAGCCTGGTTTTCCTTATAACCAGACATCAACTCCTCTAGCTTTTCGTTTGTGTAATGGGCATCTTCGATCTTGGAAGGGTCGGGTGGGATGAGAAGCCACTTGTACATATCAACGACATAGATATCAAACGTCGCATCCTCCTTTTGAAGGCGCTTGGCGTGGCTCGCGGCCTCATCGCGGGTAGCAAAAGCACCCCTGAACTTAACCCCGAACTTGTCATTCTTCTGAGGCGCTTCAGGGCCAACCACAGACATGCATGCAAAAGTCTGACCGGGCACGGTCGTATAATCCTGCTCTAGAGACATTATGTTCTATATAAAACTCTATACTTTAAGCTAGTAAACCTAAGTTAAAGTTTTCACGATCTTTATTATCATGGAAGAGTTACGCCGACTTCACAATGACGAGAAGCGTTCACTGATTGAAAGTGTAACGCGAACAGGTGACAGCATTCTCGATGTCGGGTGTGGTTTCGGTGGTGACCTTCAAAAATGGTCTAAAGTCCGTGCGAATATAAGTATGTGTGAACCAAGCTTAGATGCATTGAATGAAGCGCGTGACCGCGCTAAAAATATGAAAATGCGTGTAAATTTTTATCACGGAGACATTCGTGCATGTCCCAATAGAAAATATGATATCGTGTGTTACAATTTTGCACTCCATTATATCTTTCAAACACGTGAGTTATTTTCGGATACACTCAGAGAAATTAAAAAACGAATGAAACCCGGTGGAGTATTTGTGGGTATCATTCCAGATTCTGAACAGATAATGTTTAAAACCCCATTTTCGGATTCACATGGGAACTTTTTCAAACTGAAGAGTACGAGTAATGGTGATTTCGGTGAAAAATTATTTGTACATTTAGCGGATACGCCATATTATGCAGATGGTCCGAAATCGGAACCTTTAGCACACAAGGACATGTTGATTACACATCTGGAAAATACAGGATTTACCATGAAATTATGGAAGCCGTTATGTGGAAACCCCATCTCCGAACTCTACAGTAAATTTATATTTGTATATAGAAATGATAGCAGTGATCGTGTTGCTGTTAATTAATTTGGCCATTTTTTATAATTTCAAAGAAGATCCGGTATTGATTGAAGTTAGGGAAAAATACAGAACACTCAGGGAGCATCTGAAAACCAATAGCGATGACAAATATAAGAGGTTACGCAAAGAGATACCTATCGTCGCATATAGAGGGTCGTTCTTGTCAGGGGTTGGCTACAATTCTAATAAAGGAGATGAAATTGGAATATGTATAGACGGGACATCTAATCACGTGTTTCACGTACTCTTACACGAACTCGCACATTGCACTGTTAGTGAATACTCTCATAGCAAAGATTACTGGGATAATTATGCTGAACTCAAAAATGAAGCGATTCGTATAGGTATATACGAAAACATAGATCAATCGACCCCGTTTTGTGGTAAAAGGATCGTCGATAAATAATGTTACGTAATTATAAATGACTGAATTCAATCTCAGGCAGCCAGCTGCGTCCAGGATACTGACATCGTTACTCTTATGGTTTGCGGTGATGGCCAGTGCTTTTACAACTCGCATTAAAATGCCTTATTACGTGAATATGTTGAATTTGACTGTCGTAATACCTGTACTTATTTGGTATCTGGGGAATACAAGCTTAATCGTCAGTTTAACGACTGGGAGTGTCATCATAACAGTCGTAGTGGCTTCGTTATTTCTCGTTACATTAACTGAGGGCATTAAATGGTCAAAGTTAAAGCAGGGATATGAGAAATATGGTGAAGATATGAAGACCGCTTGGTTACCCATGGTCATGACAATGATCGCGTTAATCTTAGGATTAGGGTCGGCGTATGTGTTGTCGGGTGGACGTGTACTCGACATGTATTAAAAGTATTTACGGGCGACATAGAACACTACAGCGGCGACTAGACCCGTGGATCCCAAGCCAACCAGGCTCCGGTTTCCCTGGGCATTCAAAAACCTAGGGACAGAACCCGCGAGCTTTTCCTGAATCGGTTTACTGATAGATATACCAGTGGCTACGATGACAATCAATGCATCGAGTTGCTCATCTGTAAGGTCGAATGGGTTCTTTTTCTTCTTATCCGAACTGACACTTTCCTTGACAGCTGTAGCAGCCTGTGCGGGTTGGGGTGCCATCATAACCTGCTGATGCGCCATCTGGACAGCGCGAGGATCAGCACCCATTAAGGGTGAATCAAAAGATTGCTCCTGGGATTGCATCATAACGTCAGATATGGGAGTGGAATCCATATCGTCTTTATAATCACTCACATTTTTTTTAGGATCTTCTGCCACGAATGCAGTAGATCGAGAATTAGAATCAATTGGAACCATTCCATCCGCCTCCTCTGATAAATTCAAAGTGTATACAGGTTCGGCCATTTATATAAATACAGCTTTTTTAGAACTTTAAATGTCGCATTTTTTAGATACAGGATATCTATCTAAAAAATGTTCCAAACGGGGCTCGAACCCGTGACCTTGGCGTTATAAGCACCACGCTCTAACCAACTGAGCTATAGGAACGGTGCATTTGGCTGAATGACTAGCCTCATGTATAACATGTGTGGGTGAGGGATCACCCATTCTATATACGTGTGTACTCTTTAAGTGTATAAAGACGAGTGTGTAGTATATGTATATGATACACGAATACGTAACTGAAATATACAACACCTTGGGGCCTGGTTTCAGTGAGCGTGTCTATCATAATGCCATAGAGGTACTTCTACGTGAGAATGGTATTTCATACGAGACCGAGCGTATAATACCGATCACATTCAAAGGACACACAATTGGAAATTTACGGGCGGATATCATCATCAATCGAACGACTGTCGTCGAATTGAAGACAGTAAAAAATATAACAGATGTGATGGTTTCACAAGCACGGAATTACCTAAAGCTATTAAACTTACAGGAAGCGTATCTTGTGAATTTTCCACCGGCGGCTGGAGCTCATTCAGAGGTAATCCGTGTTACGATCGATTAAATCGTGGGTATAAATTCCCAATGCAATTCTGTACATATCTTTTTCCATATCATATCCTGTTGATGTAGCTTTTCTTTTGATTTTAGAAGGGGGAAGTATTGAAGATACGTATCCTCACTCAATAATTCACAGAATTTATAGAGTACGAAAGAATAACTCAGAAAGTTTTTACGTTCCGCTGGACAGTTATTATCAAATGGTTTTTGAATATCTTTAAACATCATGCGTAATTGTTCTTCGAGTTCCACGGGCATGTTGGGTGGTTTTATACCACTCAAAATATTTGAGATATATGGTACGTGTTCATAATATTTATTGAGTTTCAATTTTTTCAACAATCCCCTCACTTTAGCGTGTGTAATTTCGTTCACACTTTTTATTTTGATCTTTTTGAATTCGTTTCTCAATTGCTCTATTACTTCCTTAGGTATCGTTGTCATTTCTTGAGCCTGAAATTGTGACAACCATTCATTGAAATGATTATCACGTTTATATGAATAATTAATCACCTTTTCCGACGTCTCCTGTTCTTCCCTGTACGTGAGTTCTTGACTTATCAACGTGTCCACGATTATACCACACGAGTCACATACCATGTCACTCGTGTCATGGTAATACACGACGTTACTATCAGGACAGTTCGAACATATATCTGTCACCACTCTTTCTGTGACACGTGGTAATGATTTCTTTTCGACATCTATCAAATAGTCCGTGTATATATCCTTCTTCTGCAATCCCGTGGTCACTTTACAATTAAACGCGTTGTCCGTACTAACTTCCATATTCTTATCGTCTGTCATGTACTGTTGAATATATGGCATACATCGGGCTATATAATCAGATAGTTCACCTTGGTATATATGTTTATTACATGGATCATCCTCTATTTTTGTCATCCATTCGTCTACTCGGTTATTATACCGACTTAAAAAATTACCTTCCATGTATATCAATGATTAAAGTACTCAGCTCGCTTTTAATTAACGTAATCTATGTATTTAAAAACGTTGTGAACTTTTTATTCAGTAAACCGGATTTCACTGTAGTTAGTCGATACGTAGAATATGTTGTCGATCATACAAAAGAGTATAAGACTGATGAACCTTTTTGGGAACGTGAACGTGAACAAATTGAGCCAGGTACGACAACGTATCTCGGGGAGGTAGGCGTGAATGATGAAATTCCGGAACCACCAGATGCAATCGAAAAACTCATTATACGAGTTAAATTTTGGCACAACAACAAGATTTATAAATTCCTGACATCGAAACACGAATATAAATGGCCACCCGTAAAAGCGAAAACGATGAGTTTTCATATACCATTGTCGAGTGCACAGCTATTGGACGCAAACGATAAACCAGTGAAAGATGTTCTCGAAAAAATCAGACGGTATTCCGGTCCGTATTCAGATTTTTACGGTGAGAAAATGAAAATAAGTGATATGTTTTATTATGAAGAGAGTTTTATGGCAACGATGTACCCTAAAATTAAAATTAAAAATTGTTTTGGTATGCTAAAAACTGTCGATACAGCGACGGGATATCTCACTGATCTTCAATTACCTTAGTCGACAGATAAAATTTCAAATCTCCTAAGTTCGCGACATTGTATTTCAAAATCAGAAATCGGTTCTGATCCTCTTGCATAATTTGCACAGTGGAACACATACTCGTCGCTTTCGTGAAGATGTTCATGTATCGGAGTGAATATGCACCCGACATGGTCGGACACTCGTCCACACATTGAATTTCCGTTTCCTGGTCAGCGAAATCACCCCTGCACAGTAAACGTAATACCTTTCCACTTCTAGATATTTCAATCTCGTCACCAATATTCGACATGTCTCTACAAATTCTCTGGAAATCCACTGACGGGATGGGTGTATTTATAGTCATGTGCATCTCGGGAACCTCTATCTGATTTTCATTGATATCGAGTAACTTCAATGCAAACTTGGTAGACGTTTTCTTTTGTTCGCTATGAATTTCGATATTCATGAATTCCTTAGAATCCACGGATATCACGAGAACGTCATTAACGGTGATCGTTTTTAGGAGTTTGTACATGTTAGTCATATTGACACCACAATCAACTTCCTCTGAGCAAACGTATTCCTCGAAATTCTCCGCTGGAAGGTACATATCAATGAGAGATGCTCGTGCAGTATCCAGGGTTACGATGTATACGCCATCTGGCTTGAAATACAAATTGACATCGTTTAATATATCCTTCAATACTTCAAATGTAGATTTGATGGCTGCAGCTTGCACAGTCACCAGTTTCATACTCGATTATTCGCGTATTAATTCTTTATATCACTATAAGCTCCGTCTTCAACCTTGCGACTTATTTTTTCTTCTAGTTCGCGTGTCATAGCGGGTTGAAGCGATTTTCCATAATCATCGAGACCGAACATGTCAGTGTTGGGTTCGCCGTCAAGGGTCGAAGAAAAAATTGAACCAAAATCACACGTTTCTAATTCCTGAACCGGGAGAAGCGATTCGAGCCAGTTATGTATTTCACGTCCTACTAAAATCT